CGTAGAACCCTTTTGAAGTGCTATTCCGATTGTCCTCGGGATAACCGTTGTGGTGGTATTGAGAACAGCCGTCGCCTCAATACATTTGCCTGTGTCCGTCTGAACCGTCAAAACTGCACCAGCACTCACACTTGCTCCGCACTGACATTTTGCAGTCCCATTAATACAAACGCCAACCGCCTGCCCTGTGGCAGAAGCGTCATTTGTAGTAATACCCAAAACAACACTCGTTGAGGTAAAAGTTACCCCTACGGTGTTTATGCCGGTTAGAACCGCTACTCTATAAGCAGGAACAGAGCCACTGACCGCTTTGAACGATTTGATTGTGCCATTCACTTGCTGTGCCATGTTCTTACTCCTTGATTAAGACTACTTCGTTTCTTTAAGGTCATTAAAAAAACTTATAAGCCGTTACGGGCGTGTTAACGCCGGTAGAGGAAATTATTTCGGTGATACCGCAATCAAAGCATCTTTGTAAGATACCTTGTTTTCCTCTGCATATAATTTTGCTTTTTCAGCTAATTTCGCATTGTCCGTATCTTCAATAACATCGCCGTTTTTAGTTGCTCCGTCGGTGTTTATCGAATACTCATTTTTAGAAACTATATCCATGATTATATCTTCCATGGATTTTTCTTCCTCGCCAATCTTATACTTTTTGACTTCCTTATCCGTTGACCTCAATTCAAATATAAGAGTAAAGAATTTATCTTTATCGGCGGGCAGTAGTTTCTTATCCGCAATAAGTTTGTCTACAACCGCATTTATATCTTTTTTGATTATCTCGATTTTGTGTTTTTTTACTTCAAGCTCAACAGCTTCTTTATCTTTTTTTACCTGCTCAAGCTCTTTATTGATATTCTCAACCTGTATTTTATACTCCTCAAACTTTTGTTCTGTGGATGCGTTCTTATCCAAAGATTCTTTAAGTTTGGCTTCCGCTTCCTCAAACTTTTTTAGTATTTCCTCTTTTTCTTTTGCCAGCTTCTCGATTTCTTCCATTTCAGCCTCCTTGTTTTTTGTGTATTCCAAAATCTTTATTTCTTCTTTGTTTTCTTCAAATATTTCTGACAGCTGACCTTCCAAACCATACATATTCATTATATCGTTTAAGCTCCATACGGCCGGAGTATCACCTCCAAGCAGGGCCACAGCCTTTAATACATATGGGTAAATCTTATCCTGCATTTTTAGGTTTATGAATATTTCGCTTGATACACGCCTATACGCACCATTTTTAATAAGCTCATAAACCTTTTTTGGCACTTTGGCGAAGTCTGCCAATATCTTTGTGCCTGACAGTTTTAGCTTTTCTATCCAACCCAAAGCCGGCAAACCGTCTTTTTGTATAAGCTTCTGTTTGTCGTCATGCCCTAATTTAAGATACGGCTTCATGTATTGCTTCGTTTCGTCAAACGCTTTTACAATAGCCTGCAAATCATCAATAGAATAATTATCTTTATTCCATTTACCGACGGCAAATATCTCTACATCTTTTATATCGTATAGTTCCACAGTTCCACCTCACATTCTTTTTTGTCATCATCATATATATAGGTTATTTTGTAACCTTCTACGGTATAATTAACCGAATATTGATTGATATGTTCCATAAGTTAATCCAGCCCTATTTGTCCAGTTTGTTGCATAAGTAGAAGCTACCCCGTCGCCCTTACAATATGTCGCTGTCATTACTGCTCCTACTGTCGTCAATTTTGTTATATACCAGCCACCGTCCGGCCTTAAATTACCTACATATGCAGGGCTTGAATCATCGAAATCGGCAAATCCATATTCTGCAAGCCCCGACACAATAAGCTTGCCGTCTTTATCACAAAGAACGCTTTTTTGTTCGCCTTCATATGAGGTTGCTATCAGAGCCATTTATTTTGCCTATTTCTGAAATATAATATACTATTTCAATGTTCGTTCTTACATTCGCCGACAATGACACGATAAAGTTTGCCCCTATATTCAAAGCCCACGGCTCTTGATTAAACCCTTTTTCAAGCTTACCACCGGCATAATTTAACATTGTGGTATATCTATATCCAGTTTCCGTGCTGTCTTTGAATGATATCGTAACCGGCTTTTCTATATCTAAGTTGCTTGCAAATATGTTTAATATATTAATTTTCCTGTTTTCGCCCGGATTAGTTATCAATATTTCGTCGCCGAAATTCTCTTTTATCTTACCTACGGAAAGCCTTTCATACTGCAAATCAAACATTGACGCACCGCTTTTTGCAGGCACTAAAAGCCCGCCGCCCATTTTGACCATTTTATCCATATTAATATCTTCGGTGTAATTATCATCTGATTTGTAATCTTCGTATTTAGTAATCGGTATTAATAGGCTTCGGCAATTATAATGAGCGGGCGGTTTTAATGAATCTGACATGCTCACAGGGAATATTGTTTTATCTAATTCCCTGCAAACTTCGCTTGTCCTGTCGTCAAGAATAGCACTCCATTGATAAGCTTCAACGACTTCCTTTGCAAGCTTATCGGTTTCATAATATTTTTTGCGGGCCTCATTATATATCTCGGTAGTTTTTGTCCTAATCGCAGTATTAGCCCATATTTCCGTAGTGTTCTCTAATTCATTACGCAACATTTTTACAATTTCGCTTTGGCTCCAGCCGTCTTTTATACCTTGCGTTACTATGCCCTTTGTTTTTTTAGTTATATTGAAAGTATAGTCGCCAACCATATTGAACGCTTCGGTTTCTAATATCTCTAAAAATTCTTCCGGCAATAGCTCAATAACAAACTTTTTTTGCTCTTGATTCGGGAATATTTCCTGTTGTGCTGTATTATAAGATTGTATGAATAAATCATTAAAATATTCTTTTATGATTTGATTCATGTTTTTGAGATATTTGGGCTTTAACTTATTAATCTTTTCGGCATTAAATTTAGTTAAAAGCCCAAGGCTGATAACCTCATCAATCAAACTGTTGTATATCTCTTTGCTGGCCGTAATTACTTTATTTGTTGCCGTTTCTCCACCTGAATGAAGTTGCTTTTCGACAAGTTCAAAGTTAACTTTCTTTTCGTATCTTGTAAACCCACGATAAGCAAATTCCTTTTCTTCCTCTTTTATTTCTTCGCTTTTTTTGACTTCTTTATCTTTGGTTTGCTCTGCTTTGATTTTTTCTTCATCTTCATCGCCTCCTTTTTCTTTTATAGGGTTATTTTGATTCATAGGGTCTAACGGGTTAAATGGGTTTACAGCTGGTTTTACCCTTTCTACCGGCCCTTCCGGAAACCCGATTGAAGTTCTGAAATAGTTTATTTCTTCATCAGAAGGCACATACAAATCCTGCCCTGTCGCCTGTAACCATAATTTCAGATATTCTTTTATATCCTCGAAGCTCCAAGGATTAAATTGAAACCAAGCAGGCGTTTCGCCGAAATTCAATCTCGTTAAAGGCCGCACTATTTTAGTCGTTATTTTGGATTCTAAAGACATTCTGGTAGTTTTAAGAACATTCAAAAATAACTTAAAATGCTCTTTACCTAACGCAAAAGAACCACCGCTTGTTTGGCTTCCGCTTATACCAAGCAAATCCGGCATTAATAGCGAACGGGATATCTGTAAATTATAATTGTCTATGCCCTTTAAAAATATATCCGAGCTGTCTTTTCCGGCTTCAATAAAATCAACCATTACGCTATCTTCTACGGTTAAATATGTGCTTGTTCTTATAGATTTTAATACCTTGTGAAGTTGCTCAACCTGTTCTGTGGTATAGTTTGAAGGATATTTTGCAATACCCGTAGGACTTGCATATCGTTCAACATACATAGCGAACATCTTATTAAAGAATGTTTTTGACTTCCACGCCTTAAATGCACTCCTCAAATCGGATTTGCCATATGGATTATTAAAGTCATATTGATAAACCTGGTGCATTACTATTTCCGGCTTTATATCTATTTCCTTAAAATTTGTCGTTTGTGTGTATTTCTTTATATTGCCTTTGTCATCAATATATATCTTGAATGTGTGCGGGGCTCTTGTAAAAATGGTTTTTACTCTGTATTTTCCGTCAACCAATTCAAAAACAGGCTCGCTAATTGAAAAACCATAATCTATGCTTGTCAATATGTTGCGTAATATAGAATCAAAATTAATATTGTCGTTACCTTCGCCGAGCTGTTCAAAATTGTCTGTTATGTAATCTATTATTTCTTCGTTACCGTCTTCGGTTTGAATAGCCCAACCCGTATTCACAATCATATCTTTTTTCAAAGATAAGCAGGCTTTTATCTGCTCATCTTCTCGCATTTCATCATAAGTGCTGTAATTATTGACTGAACATAGCGGGTCTGGATTCCAAGGGAAATCATAAGAAAGCCCCCAATAAGGCGACTTGAAAAAAGTTTCTGATTCCCGCATTGTAGGTTCTGGTATATTTTTTATTTGAGGGTCTTGCTCTGGTTCAGATTGAAAAGTCCTTTGACGCTTCCGAGGGTTCGCCGATATAGCCAATCATGCCTCCCGATTTATTGCTTCCAATCAATTTCTTAAACATCTGATATGCCAAGGCTGTGGTAAAAATCACATCGTCTTTTTTGCCCTGTTCTGCTTCATATCTATCATTATTTTTAACAAAGGTCAAAGCCTCACTCAAGAGGTTATAATCGTATATGGTAAATTCTGGCCGAAAATGGAATTCGTCTACATCTTCATCATCCTCGATAGAATATTTAAGGTTACTTAATATTAGCGGCCTTGTTTTGCTTGTTGTCATATATCCATATTTTATCTTGTTTTTATCATACATCCCAATGACCTTTAATCTTGTATTTGAATCTTCTTTGTATAAATTTGGGTAATGACAAATATCTCTTAAACCTAATATTACAGCATGACCGGTATTGTTTAATTCAACTGCTAACAATGGATTATAATATTTACCGCACCAATAATTTATAATTTTATAGAATTTAGATATCCCACATTTTGCCCTATATACAAAAGCTTCTCGCCTCTTGGTTACATTCAATATCTTAAGAACATTATAATCGTCTATCCCTTGACTTGTGTCGGCCCCAGCACAGTAAATATCGTATTTGTTCGGTGTTTCAAAACAAGTATAATCATAACCTTCTTCTGCAAACTTATTTGTCTTCTTATATTCTCTTAACTCATTTATCAGGGTTGATATTTTACGAATATTAAAAAATCTATCTCCGCTTACCATAAAGGCATCTTCTTCCTTTTCGGGGTATTCCTGATAAAATAAGCTTTTCTGCCTTGCTATCGTTTCACGCCTGTATAATAGCTGTTCCGGCGTAATATCTATATCATAATCCCGCTTTGCCGTCTTTCTTAATTCGTCCTCGCCCTTTTTATCTTGTGTGTTTTTAATAACGAAATTTGCGTCCATTCCATTCAACGAAAGTTGATATTCTTCCTGTAAATACCAAGGCAAAAACCTTGCAATATATTCGTTCTTCTTTTCCTTTGCGTCCATATAGGTTATATACCCGTCATTACCGATACCGTGGCCTGTTGATTCGCCACTTACATTTGTATAAGGCGATATTGCTCCCAATGTGGCCCGTATTTCGTCATCATCGCATAAGCACCACTCTGAAATATGTAAATTGTGTAATGTTGTCGAGCGGATTGATAGGCTTGTAAATATCTGGCTGTTACTACCGACAAAGCTTAACGCTTTTGCTGAATCCTTATTCAATTTAGGCTTTATTTCTGGAGGCATACTGTCGTAAGCGTAATATATAATATCCCATAAGTATTCAAGCGATTCTCGTTTATGTGCCAATATGCCTGTGTTTATATTTTTCCTAAATATAGTTTCATCAAGCCACCATAAAAGCCAGAAAGTAGATACCCCGCCTTGCCGAAACTTAATTGTCAAATGGCGTATTACATCCAAGTCTTTTATATCGTTTACTATGATTTGCTGGATTCGATTAAACCTTAGATTTGTTGAAAGCCCTTTTTTTTTCTTTATCTTATAAAGGGTTTGTAGTCTTATAAGCTTGTTCTCATATATTTTCGTTATTTCGTTTGGATTCATTTTTTAGCTTTATGTTTGCAAGCGGTAGTTTGGCAATATCTTCCGGCTTTATGTCTATAATCTCGCCTCGTTCTGTCTTATTTATCAATTCTGTAAT